CGACAATTTGAACGTGGAATTTATCACACGCATGGGAAGTCTTAAAAGCCGTACACGATACCTCTGTCGTGCTTCGCCGTTATTTTTCAAAATAGCGTCACGCTCTTTGAAAAACTTCTCGAGTTCCTCTTGCTACTGAGCAATGCTCTCCATGGCGGACATCTGTCCTGCTACCCACTGCAAGGGGGTACCAGCGGACCCGTGAGTAATGATCGCTTTGGGCCGGAAGCGAACATCGGCCAGCGGCTGACTTATTCCGTAACATTCACGAATATCAGTCGCCCGGAAGGTGCACGGCGACACTCCATAACGTTCATACGAAATGTCGGCTCGAGGTGGGGAGCTACACCTCATTCAAAGCCTGCGCGACGTCCGCGATCAAATCGGACGGGTGTTCGATGCCAATTGATAGCCGGATCGTGGAGTCCAGAACGCCGATTTTTTGGCGGATATCGGCTGGAACGCCGGAGTGAGTCATACTTGCGGGCAAGCTTGCAAGTGACTCGGTGCCGCCCAGACTCACCGCGAGCTTGAAGATTTGTAGTGCGTTCAAGAATTTGAAAGCGGCGGTTTGGCCGCCGACAATGTCGAACGAGAACGTGGAGCCCGCGCCGCTGCATTGCCTCGCGAAAACCTGGCCGGCGAGGGAGGCTTCTTCGAGGTGGGCAAGGTAATGGACTTTCGCCACTTTGGTGTGATCGCGTAGGTAGTCCGCGACGAGCCGCGCATTTGTGTCGGCCTTTTCCATCCGGATGCTGAGTGTTTCGAGTGACCGGCTGATCATCCAGCAGGTATGGGGGTCCAGTTGCGTTCCGATGGCGCCTCGCAACGCTTTGACCTCTTTCATCAGGGATTTTGGGCCGAGCGCGGCGCCCGCGATCAGGTCGGAATGTCCGCCGACATATTTGGTCAGCGAGTACAAGGAGAGGTCCGCGCCGTGTTCGATCGGCCGCTGAAACACCGGCCCGAGCAGCGTGTTGTCGCACGCGATGATAGGCGTATATCCCTGACCTTGACCGATCATCTCGGCGATGCGGCGGACCATCGCGATATCGACCAGGCCGTTGGTGGGGTTTGCTGGAGTTTCGATGAAGATCATCGCCACTCGGCCTTTTCCCATGGCTTCTTCCGCGGCCAACCTGACTGCGGCTTCGTCGATGCCGTCAGCGAAGCCGACCGCTCCGATGGAAAGTCCTGCCAGCGTCCTTGCAAACAAAGTTTCCGTTCCGCCGTAAAGCGGTTGAGAGTGCAGAATCACGTCGCCAGGACGAACAAACGCGAGGATCGTGGTCGCAATCGCTGCCATGCCGGAGGAAAATAGCGCGCATTTGTCGGTTCGCTCATAGATAGAGAGTCTATCCTCGACGATCTCACTGTTAGGGTGATTGAACCGCGAATAAACCAGACCAGCACCCATCCCCTCGGGAGGCTCGCGCCGGCCCGAGACATAATCGAAGAAGTCCTGCCCGTCTTCGGCGGTTCTGAAAACGAAGGTTGAGGTCAGAAACACCGGCGGTTTGACGGCCCCTTCCGACAGTTGCGGATCGTAGCCGTAGTTCAGCATGAGCGTTTCGGGATGCAGCATGTGGTTGCCGATGTGCGTCTTCGACGGAAACGGTTTGACCATGGCCTGCCTCGCTGTCTGGATTCAAACGTGCGCCACGCGGGGCCTTCAACGGCAAAGCGCCGGCCCAGTCGTGCAAGCTCTAATGCTAGTCGAACCGTGTCGACTTTGCCTGATGTAATTCTTGTAGTTGACCATGCCAGCTTACGGCTGAGACCTTTCGTAAGGCCGCCAGCTCGAACGAAGCTTCGCCGGTAAAAATGGATGTGACGATATTGGGTGCCACGAACGCCAACTTAAGTGCCTCGCGCATTACTTTGGGATGAATGTCAGCCTTGATCGCCAGGGCTTCGACGGATGTGAAGCGATCATTTGCAAGATCGGACATCCAGGCGTGTGCACGAGCAAGGGCCTGCAGCAGCTTTTGGTCTGGCTCGCGAACGGGTAGCAAGCTCGAGCTGTTGTGTCGGTCGGTCTTTTCGATGGTCCAGGGGATATCAACGGCTTGTGCCGGTCTGTCGTCGCTGACCGAATTTAGTGCAACGCGAATACTTTTCGTCCCGACAACTGCGCGTTCGACCCGATCCCAGACCTGTTCCGCCGAGGCATCTTGTTCTTCAAGTTTACGCAGGAGTGCATCCTCAATAATTGCTTCGATTTCGGGGGCAGACACTCGGGTGACAGAACCGGCTTGGTGCTTCCGTCCCCGAAGCGCAGTGCTGACGTAGAAGCGGTACCGGATCCCATTCTTGGCCGAAAAACTCGGGCTCATGGCGTTGCCCTTGTCGTCGAACAACTTGCCGCTGAGCAGGGCGCCACTTTCGGAGTGCCTGATCCGACGCGTGATCCGGTTGGACGCGAGGAGTGCCTGCACTCGTTCGAAGGTCGGTCGGTCGAGGATCGCTTGATGCTCTCCCTTGAACCATTTCCCACCGTGATGCATTTCGCCGACGTATATGCGGTTCTTCAGGAAATAGGCGAGGGGACCGTAGGTGAAGGGAATGCCACCGTTGTATTTTGCGACTTTCGTGTCGCGTCGCTTGGTCACGATTTTCCGGCGATCGAGTTCGGCCACCAGCTTGCCGAAGGATTTCAGTTCCAGATAGAGGCGGAAGATGGTGCGGACGGTTTCGGCCTCGGTCTTGTTGATGACGAGCTTCTTGTCCCTGGCGTCGTAGCCGAGGGGGACGGTACCTCCGGTCCACTTGCCTTTCTTTCGAGAGGCAGCGACCTTGTCCCGAACGCGCTCGGAAGCGAGCTCCCGTTCGAACTGCGCAAAGGACAACAGCACATTCAGCGTAAGCCGTCCCATGGACGTCGTCGTATTGAACTGCTGGGTCACCGCGACGAACGAGATCGATTTGGCATCAAAGGCCTCGACCAGCTTGGCGAAGTCGGCGAGTGATCGCGTCAGGCGATCGATCTTGTAGACCACGATCACGTCGATCCTGCCGGACTCAATATCGCGGAGCAGGTGTTTCAGGGCAGGGCGCTCAAGGTTGCCTCCGGAATAGGCGGGATCGTCGTATTCCTGGGGCAGGGCCTTCCAACCCTGCGAGGCCTGACTCTTTATATAGGCCTCGCAGGCCTCACGCTGAGCATCCAGCGAGTTGAACTCCTGATCCAGGCCATGCTCGGTCGATTTGCGGGTGTAGATGGCGCAACGGATCACTTTCCCGGACTTATCCGGCATGGGTTGCAACCTCAGCCACCTCGCCTGAAGAGCGCCTCAGCCCGAAGAACCGAGGCCCGTTCCAATTTGTGCCCGTAATTTCGGAGGCGATTTCGGAGAGGCTCTTGTAGGTCCGCCCCTCATGGGCAAAGCCGTCTTCCAGCACCACGACGCGATAAGTGCGCTTGTTCCAGGTCCGAACCAACTCCGAGCCAGGCTTGATCCGCCTGGGTAGTTCGAGCCGGCCATTCGGCTTGGCTCTGGCAGCCTTTACCAGCTGGTCGAGCAAACGCTGGTGCTCGCGCGATAGCCCGCCATAAGCGCGCTCCTGAATCCTGTGCGCGATACTGCGCCTGAGAAGGTCCGGGCCGAACGCCTTTGGCGGTTCGGCCCGGAATAGTTCACGATAGCGAATGCGAAGGTCCACGATGCGCATCGTGGGCAGCCGATCCAATTCGGTCTCGATGGCTGGATCGGCTGATTTGTTTGAAAAGCTTGACGGCATGGAAATCATCGAGCTCGTGCCAATCCGATCCGATAGACGCGCTGCCCGTCAATCTTCTCGGAGAGAAGGTTCAACTTCAGCTTCTTCTTGACCACTCCCGCAAAGAAGCCACGCACCGAATGTGGCTGCCAGTCCGTCGCCTTCATGATCGCGGTTATGGAAGTGCCTTTCGGTTCTCGAAGCATTCCGAGCACTGCTTCCTGCTTGGAAGACGAACGGGCAGGCACTTTCGCTGATACGGTCTTGGTCACGGCGACGTCTGACGTTTTGGGCTTTAACTGGGTGAAGCCGCTTGTCGTAACAGCGCCCTTTGCCCTGCGAGACGATTTATGGGCCGGCTTTGCGGATTTGGACCGCGACTTGCTAGTAGCCATTTGGCTCTCCCCTGTGTGAGCGACAGCATCCGGTGCTGCCACTGACACAAGCCCGCGAATTTCAATTGCGGGCGACGGGCGAAGCCACGACGGGCTATGACATTACAAGGTCGGTTTGGCAGCAATTCGTATGAAGCGAAACCGCGTCACTGGCGCTGCGCTTTGTCCGGCATGATGGCGACGTCCCTATTGCTCATGCCGATGTCCTTCTCGGTACCATTGATGCTTCACCATCTCGGTGAAGTCGAGCGACTTTTGAGCAATCTTGTGGCTGGTTTCTGCGGCCTAGGATCATCTTATAAGTCAGCGGGCGCCACTGATCGTCCGCAACCGGTTTCCTCGATCACAGCGTCACTACCACCTCACTTCCCTAGCGCCAAACCGGCGCCAAATCTCGAGTACATCGTTGTTTTTGATGTGATCAAGAGCTTGCGTCGTTGAATCGACTTGATCGTCGAATTTGGTTCCGGGAAAGCCGGTTATCTCGTTGATGTAATCCTGCAGCCAGGGTTTCTGTCGGGGCAGTAGAACATTGCCGTTCTCGAATAACGCAGTTTGCGCGTGAAGCCGCATCAGCTTGTCGGTGCCCGTAGGCGGTCCATAAGCGATGACTCCCATGAGTCCATGGGCTTCCAAATCCTGGATGAGTTGGGTTCCGGAGGCACGATCCTCGATCAGGATGTTGAACACACCAAAGCGCTTTGCGTGGTCAATGACGGCGCGGCGCAGTTCCGGATAATTGAGCCGCTTCCGAAACACATCCAACAAGTAGAATTTGTTGTCGTTATATCCCCAGGTCGTGCATACGCTGTAGTCGCTGAGTTCGGACGCCTTATTCGCGGTATCCCAGCTTTGATAGAGCGAGTAAAACTCGGGAAGGTTGGCTTCATCGTAGTGCTGAATCCAGCAGGTCTTGACGATCGCGCCACCTTTGGCGATCGGACTTTGCTGATATTGGCTGGCAAAATTATATTCGCCCATGCTCTCTCGCATGCGCGCCAGCGTCACGAGCGGCTCGCGTTCGGGGTGTAAGGCTTCGCCCTCGGCGCGCCTGAATTCCGAGTTGCCGAGCACGCTTTCGATCGGGTATCGCTCGTCTTCCTCGGCGATCGCAGGAAATCGAATGATGTCCCAGTGTTCCTGGCCCAGCACGTGTCCGACTAGGTCGTCCTGATGTAGGCGCTGCATAATCATGATGATGATACCCTGGGCCTTGTCGTTAAGTCGGCTCAGCAATGTGTTGTCGTACCAGTCGTTGACTGCCTGTCGCTTGGTCTCCGACAGGGCTTCATCGGGTTTGAGTGGATCGTCGATGATGATGATGTCGGCCCCCCGTCCGGTCAGGACGCCGCCCACCGACGTTGCCATCCGCGTTCCCTGAGCGGTCGTGGTGAAGTCGTTGACCGCTTTTCGTTCGGACAGCCGGGTCTGGAACAATTCCTTGTACCAGGCTGCGCTCATGATATTGCGGCAGTCGCGTGCTAATTTCTCCGCGAGATCCTGACCATAGCTCGCGCAGATCACATGCGTTGTGGGGTCGTGGCCCAGCAGCCATGCGACGAATGCGATCGAGGCGCTATGGGATTTGAGCTGACGGGGCGGCAGGTTGATGATCAGTCGCTTGATCTTGCCACGTCGGCAGGCTTCAAGTTTGGAGGCCATCAACTCAATGTAAGGCGCACCAAAAAATGGCGTCTGCGGATTGAGCTCATAGAACGATCGCTCGATGAAGCTCATGAAGTCGTGCTTAAGAATGTAGTTGTAATCATCCGCAGAAAGCATGGCAGCGATAGTCATGGGCGCCGCAGGTTCCTTAGCCAGAAAGGAAGGTTTTCTTCTTGCCACCGGGGCTCAGGTGGGTCCGTGGTATCACCGGCTTGAGCTTGTTCGAACGGAAGATTGTTGGAGTCAGTGGGCTGTGGTGCCGCTGGCGTCGATTCGCCGAGGCGGCGACGGATTCGCTCCAGGATGCCTGACATCACCTGCTGATCTTCGACGCGCTGGCTGGGGTCGGTTTCGAGGCCGATGCCAGCCTTTTCCCGAGCGCGGGCTTCGTTCAAAACGATCGGGATGGCTTTCGTGTCGCCCGACGCGGCCTTGTTGACGATCTGCTTGGCGACCGCCTCGCGCTTGGTGATCGATTTGCGCTTCCCGTTCTCGTTGATGGATATCTTTGTAT